AAGATTCCAAGTACGCTGGGGCATATGTCAAAGAACCGATTCCTGGAAAGTATGACTGGGTTGTGTCTTTTGACCTTAACAGTCTGTATCCTCACCTTATTATGCAGTACAATATCTCGCCAGAGACACTCAGGGATACCAGGCACCCAGCAGCAACAGTTGATAAAATACTTAATGAAGAACTAACGTTCGAAATGTATAAGGACAGTGCGGTCTGTGCTAACGGTGCAATGTACCGCAAAGATGTCCGTGGTTTTCTTCCTGAATTGATGGAGAAGATCTATAAAGATCGAACAGTCTTCAAGAAGAAAATGCTTGCTGCAAAACAAGATTATGAAAAGACTCCAACTAAAGAACTTGAGAAGGAGATTTCTCGGTGTAACAACATCCAGATGGCTCGCAAGATTCAACTCAACTCTGCATATGGTGCTATTGGTAATCAATATTTCCGTTACTACAAACTGGCCAATGCGGAAGCGATTACGCTTTCTGGTCAAGTCTCTATCCGTTGGATTGAGAATAAGATGAACAAATATCTAAATAATCTTTTGCAAACAAAGGATAACGATTATGTTATCGCATCAGATACTGATTCGATCTATCTTAATCTCGGACCTCTTGTTGATAAATTTTTTAGTGCTAAGTCTGGCGACAAAACAGCAATTGTGGGGATACTTGACAAGATCTGCCAAGAGAAATTCGAACCTTTTATTGAACGTTCATATCAAGAACTTGCGGATTATGTGTCGGCGTATGACCAGAAGATGCAAATGAAGCGAGAAAATATTGCTGAACGTGGTATTTGGACTGCGAAGAAGCGATATATTCTCAATGTATGGAATAGCGAAGGTGTTCAGTATTCTGAACCCAAGTTAAAAATGATGGGGATTGAGGCTGTCAAGTCCTCAACTCCTGCTCCATGCCGTCGAATGATTAAAGATGGTTTGAAGTTGATGATGAATGCTACTGAAGAAGATGTTATTGATTTCATCGAAAAATGTCGTGCTGAATTTAGTAGTCTTCCTCCCGAACAGATTGCTTTTCCCAGGACTGCATCTAACGTTGTGAAGTATCATTCTTATTCTGACATTTATGTTAAAGGGACACCAATCCATATTAGAGGTGCTCTCCTTTTTAACTATTATATTAAGGATAAAAAACTTACTAATAAGTATTCTCTTATTGGTAATGGAGAAAAAATTAAGTTTTTGTATTTGAAGAAACCAAACATTATTCAAGAGAATGTAGTTTCCTTTATTCAAGATTTTCCCAAGGAACTCAATCTTGACAAATACATTGATTATGAACTACAATTCCAGAAGAGTTTTGTAGAACCACTCAAAGCAATTCTTGATGCTATTGGGTGGAAAGTAGAAAAAACAGCAACTTTGGAGGCATTTTTTAGCTGATGGAACTACCTATTAATGATAAAGAACTAGACACTATTGTTAGTGCATTGCGTTTGGGTGGAGACACCTCTCTTTATCAAAAACTCAAAATTGTAAAGGAAGTCAGGGAAGAAAATCCTGGCGGTCCATACAAAAAAATTGTACGCGAAAAATTTGGTTTTGTTATCTAATGTTTTTTGATAAAGTAAGTCTGGTTACTGGTGGATTTGATCCTGTTCATAGCGGTCATATTCAATACTTTAAAAGAGCGAAAGACTATTCTAACTATTTGTTTGTTGGTATTAACAGCGAAGATTGGTTAGTAAATAAAAAAGGTCAGTTCTTCCAGTCTTGGCATGAACGTGCCGAAATTATCAGACATCTTAATATGGTTGATGCAGTCATTCCTGTCCCAGATGATGATTTGGGATCTGCATGTGGAGCGATTGCTAAATGTTTAGATGTTGCCGAAACTGTAGTATTCTGTAATGGAGGAGACAGACAACAAGGCAATACTCCAGAACTCGATGCCTACAAGGATAACCCTAGAGTTATCTTTGAATGGGGAGTAGGAGGAAATGATAAGATAAACAGTAGTTCTTGGATCCTCAAAAACTATTTTGACAAGCAACGTAATCTAATGGGAATTTGACATGGATTTTCTTAAAGAAATTGTAAAAGAAATCGGAGATGAGTACACAAAACTCGCATCAGATATTGATGAAAGCGAAGAATATGTTGATACAGGTTCGTACATTTTTAACGGACTTGTTTCAGGGTCTATATTTGGTGGTGTATCTAGGAATAAGATTACTGCCATTGCTGGCGAGTCTAGCACTGGCAAAACTTTCTTCAGCCTCGCTGTCGTTAAAAATTTCCTTGATAGCAATCCCGATGGGTATTGTCTATATTTTGACACTGAAGCGGCTGTTAATAAATCTCTACTCGCAAGTCGTGGGGTAGATTTAGATCGCACAGTTGTTGTCAATGTTGTTACTGTTGAGGAGTTCCGTAGTAAGGCACTCAAGGCAGTTGACTTATATCTAAAAAAACCTGAAGAGGATCGCAAACCTTGTATGTTTGTGTTAGACTCTCTTGGTATGCTTTCCACAGAGAAGGAGATCACCGACGCACTTAATGATAAACAAGTTCGAGACATGACTAAATCTCAACTTATTAAAGGTGCTTTCAGGATGTTGACACTGAAACTGGGGCAGGCTAATATTCCTATGATAGTTACCAACCACACCTACGATGTCATTGGCGCTTATGTCCCTACAAAAGAAATGGGTGGAGGCAGTGGACTCAAGTATGCTGCTTCTACAATCATCCATCTCAGCAAAAAGAAAGAAAAAGATGGAACAGAAATTGTCGGAAACCTTATCAAGGCAAAGACTGCTAAGTCGCGTTTAAGCAAGGAGAATCAAGATGTTACGGTGCGTCTTTATTACGATGAGCGTGGTCTTGATCGATATTATGGTCTTCTTGAACTTGGTGAGATTGGCGGACTTTGGAAAAACGTTGCTGGTCGATATGAAATAGACGGTAAGAAAGTCTATGCTAAAGCAATCCTGAAAGATCCCGAAACATATTTTACACCAGAGGTAATGGAAAAACTTGATGAGATTGCTCAGCAAGTTTTCAGTTATGGTGCTAACTGATGCAGTCTGCTTATCCTAGACTCTTTGGTACTCCAGTATCATTGCATTATTTTGGAGAAACTGTTTCTCAATTAAATCGCAATATTGTCAATGATATCTTAGAGGAGCAGAAGAAAGATCCAAAAGGAATTATTCGCAGTAATTTTGGAGGATGGCATAGTCAGAATTCATTAGAAGAAAAGTATTCCAGTTTTCAATCCATAAAACAACTTATTGATAAGCAGGTAAGGTTATATACTGCTAATCATGGTTTTATGGATAGTGTTAGTCTTGAGGGGGGTCCCAGTAACGAACGAGCAGTACTACAAACATATCAATTGTGGGCAAATGTAAGTAGTCCTGGGGATATTAATAATCCTCATACTCATGGTATAGATTGTATTGCAGGAGTGTATTATCCTGCAGATTATCTAATTGATGGGAAGTTGATAACTTCTTATGATGATGATAAACTACCTCTAGGAGATAACATTGCAAATGGAGATCTGGATGATCCAGGAGGATCTTTAGCTCTACTAGATCCTTCTTATGGAAAGAGGATAGGTCTTGTTCCTTATCCTCAAACACAAAACTGTTCTTGGTATCATTTGTATCCCAAAGCAGGTCTTCTGGTATTATTTCCTGGTTACCTTATTCATATGGTAACTCCTTTTAAAGAGAACAAAACTCGAATGAGCATATCATTCTCTGTACGATATTTGTAATTAATGATGGAAAGAATTGAGACTACTATTCTACGCAATCTGGTGTTTGACGAAGAGTATTCTCGCAAAGTAATTCCTTTTATTGAACCTGATTATTTTGATCAGAGATCTGAGAAAGTTATTTTTGAAGAGATTACTCAGTTCATCGTTAAGTATGGTGGTGCTATTACTATTGAAGCACTAAAGATTGAACTGGAAAACCGAACAGATCTTACTGAATCTGAGGTAAAAGAGTCTAGGGAGATTACCTCATCTCTTGATGATTCCCCTGTTGAAAAGCAATGGTTGTTAGACACTACTGAAAAGTGGTGTCGTGATCGTGCCATTTATTTGGCACTGATGGAAGCGATTGGCATTGCCGATGGTAAAGACGAAAAGAAAAATAGGGATGCTATTCCATCAATTCTTTCTGATGCACTAGCAGTATCTTTTGATAATCATATTGGTCATGACTACTTACAAGACTTTGAAGAACGATTTGAGTCCTATCATAAAACAGAAGATCGTATTCCGTTTGATCTCGAATATTTTAACAAAATTACGAAAGGCGGTCTTCCTAATAAGACTCTTAATGTCGCTCTTGCTGGGACAGGTGTTGGTAAGTCTCTTTTCATGTGTCATATGGCTAGCTCCGTTTTGCTTAACGGACGTAACGTGCTTTACATTACAATGGAGATGGCAGAGGAGAAAATTGCTGAACGTATTGATGCAAACCTTCTAAATGTTCCCATTCAAGATATAACTGAACTGCCTAAGTCTACGTTTGAAAACAAGGTAACTAATCTAAGCAAAAAAACTCAAGGAACTCTTATAATTAAAGAATATCCTACAGCATCTGCACACAGTGGACACTTTAAAGCACTTCTTAATGAGCTTGCACTTAAGAAGTCATTTAGACCTGATATTATTTTCATTGATTACCTTAATATATGTGCTTCCAGCAGGTATCGCCAGGGCGGTTCTATCAATTCATATAGCTATGTTAAGTCTATTGCAGAGGAGCTTAGAGGGTTGGCTGTCGAAGCCGAGGTCCCTATCGTATCTGCCACCCAGACCACTCGTTCTGGTTATGGTAGCAGTGACGTTGACCTTACTGACACTAGTGAGTCCTTTGGTCTCCCTGCTACTGCTGATCTTATGTTTGCCCTTATTAGCACTGAGGAACTTGAACAACTTGGTCAGATAATGGTCAAGCAGTTGAAGAATCGATATAATGATTTGGCAGTCAATAGGAGATTCATTGTCGGTATTGACCGTGCAAAGATGCGTCTGTATGATTGTGAGCAAACTGCACAGAATGATATCCTTGACTCTGGGCAGGAAGAGGAGTATAATTACGAGGAGAAACCCAAGAAATCATTCGACGGATTTAAATTCTAATGACTAAAATTGACTTTGAACGTTACGAAAAATTTGTAGATGCTGTAACCTCCGATGCATCTACTGATTTTGTTGCTCTTTCCGATCGTCTGGTAGAACTGGATGAGAAGGGTGCAAATATTGAACGACTTCTTACTGCTGGTGTTGGAATCAATGCCGAAGGTGGAGAGTTCCTTGAGATTGTAAAGAAGATGATCTTTCAAGGTAAACCATTCAATGAAGATAATCGTGAACACATGATCATTGAACTCGGTGATCTGATGTGGTATGCTGCTCAAGCGTGTATGGCACTTGAAGTTTCTTTCGATGAAGTGATTGCACGTAATGTCAAGAAACTTGAGAAACGTTATCCTGGTGGTGCCTTTGATGTATACTACTCCGAGAACCGTGCTGAAGGCGATCTTTGATGTATACGATTATTAACTACTTGACAGCATTTTGGACAGTAGTTATAATGAACTGCATTCAACCCGTTAACTGGAAATATTGTTATCGGGTTGATCAGTGGTTAGTTCCTGAACTTCATGAGGGATGGAAAATATACACTGGTAAAGTAGTCCCTTATCAAAATGAAAAGGACTACCTTGAGGGGTTATAGCTCAGTTGGTAGAGCGCCTGCTTTGCAAGCAGGATGTCAGCGGTTCGAGTCCGCTTAACTCCATTATGGAATAAAACTATGAAAATTATTGATAATTTTTTGCCAGACAAAGTTTTTGAAGACTTCTATAAAAGAATGACAGGAACTAATTTTCCTTGGTTTCTTTGTAATGTTCTTGAATATGATGAGGGACAAAATTCAAAAGGAATCGATGAAAAAACTCTGTGCAATCCTTTAGACAATTATCAATTCTCATATTTGTTTTACTCTCTTCTTCATGGCGAAGGTAATCAACCCCATAAAGGAATGCAGTTTGATGCCATATATCCTTTTATTGAAATACTAGAAGTTAAGAGGTTAATTCAGATCAAAGCAAATTTAACTGTAAGAACTAATAATATCATTGAGCATGGATATCATACAGATCATCCATATCGAGATGCAAAGACTGCTGTCTTTTATATTAATGATAATGATGGATATACTAAGTTTGAAACTGGTGCGTATGTAGAGAGTGTTGCTAACAGATTAGTCGTATTTGATAGTCAAATCAAACATACTGGTACAACATGTACTAATCAATTTGGTAGGTTTGTCGTCAACTTCAATTTTGCCAATAAATAATTGAAAAGATTATATAGATGGCATCTTTAAATAGTACAACTGGCGGAGGACTTGCAAAGTATGTTGGTGCTACGGTAGAAACTCTAAGTGCATCAATGACTAGAGGAACTCCTGTTGCTAGAACTGGATATAGTCCATCTTCTGTTAGAATTAAAAATATACCACAAAATAAAGCAGCGATAGATCAGTTTGCTGCCCTAGCGTCTACAGGTAGAGTCGCTAATGAAAGACTTTCCTATGAAATTGAACTAGAGTGCGTCGGTTTGAATAGGACAATAACAATTGGTTCGGTGGATAAACCGAATGTTAGAGCAAACATGGGTGACGTTGCTGAGGGAGTTTTTGCAGCAGCAGTCGGAGCAAGATTCTTATACAAAAACCAAACAATAACTTATTCTCAAGTTTCTTCTGTTCTAAGGCAATTATCTGCTTCTGGCAGAAGTAAAGTTCCAGGAAAGAATGGTTTTCGTGTTGAAATGCTTAGACAATCTCCGAATCTTGGAATAGCATTGCAGGATGACGTAAGAATATTTGTTTCTCTTGCAGAGACAAACATGAACTTCCTGTTGAACCCTGGAAATACTGCATCATTAAGACCTTATATTGATGCTGCTCTTAGATATGCTAACGGTATTACTGTTAGACAATGGGCGGATCTGGTTTATACAAATAGAAGATATGATAAGATTGAAGTCGTATCTGATGGTCTCTCTGGTCAGACTACAACAAAAGTTGATGTTCGTGTTAAGATAACAGATGATCAAGGAAAATTGAGACCAGTAAACCTCAATGTTTCTCTTAAAGCGGGTGACGTAAAACAGTTTGGTCAGTTGGGCGGAACTGAGTTTAGTGATCTAGTTCAGTTTTTCAATAACCTATTTGGTATTGGAAATGTTTTAAATCAACATTCTAATAAGTATGAGAAGATGACTAAGATTGATCATCAGTATAGCGAAGCATTGAGATTTCTTTACGGAGAAGTTCAAAAAACTCTAAGTGCCAGATTATCATCTTCTGGTACATCCGCAAACTTGATGAACATCGTTGGTAATGGTATTAATTATTATGCAACTCTCAACGAAGAAAATGTCCAACTAGTTCAACTTAATAATAGCGAAGCAAAAATATATCAGTTTCAGGGAGTAGGTGAGAAATTACAAAATTATGCATACGAATCCAGACTATCTTATAGTGGAGAAAAGAGACTACCTCAGATCGACATTAATAATAGTGATGGAAAACTTCTTTTGAGGATCAGAGTTAAGGGAGAAAATAAGAGAGATAAGACTGGTAAAGCGTATACTTATTATAGAAACTATGTTGAAAAGGGTGAGTTCTTGGGGGATCTAATTTCTACCTATGCTTGATTCAATTGAAGAACTGCTATCCTCATACAAGAGTGCAGTCCCCCAAAACAAAAGAAAATTTGACGATTTCATAGCACACTGCTATTATTACTTTGATGAGAAAATTGGCAAAAGTCGCTCCGATACTCAAATGAATAAATATAAGCATATACGAACAAGTGCTTTAAATTATATTGTTGCGAATCGGCAGGCAATATCAATCAAGCTAAAGTAATAGGTAATGAAAAGTTTTCTCAAATTTCTTAGTGAATCTGCAGCGCAGCAAGCGGCACGTCTAGGTCTTGAAGGAGACGGACATGGTGGTTGGTATAAGGATGGTGAGTTCGTTGCCAAGACTGAAAAGGGAACTCTGAAGTTCTACAATAAGCGTCAAAAAATTGGTGCAAAAGATCCTGCACAGACAGAGAAAGAAAAAAATATTTCCGATCCTAATTTTGTAGATCCCAATTTACAACAGGAACCTGCAGCGCAGGCACCAGCACCTCAATCTGAACCTGCTGCTCAGGAACCAGAGCAACCAGTTGGTCCTCCTCCTGTAGAGAAAACTAAAGGAACTTTGACTGTTGCTTTCGGTCGTTTCAATCCTCCTACGATTGGACACCAGCAGTTGATGGACGTTGCTGCTCAGGCAGCATCTGGAGATGATGGTGGAGAATACCTTATCTTCCCATCTAGAAGTCAGGATAAGAAAAAGAATCCTCTAGATCCAGATACTAAGATTGAGTATATGCAAAAATTTTATCCTGCTCATGCGGATAAAATCATGAATGATGCCAATACCAGAACTATTTTTGATGTTCTGAAGATGGCACATAATGATGGATATACCAATGTTAGAATTGTTGGTGGATCTGATAGAGTTAAGGAATTTGAAAAACTGTCCAATAATTACAATGGTCAGTTATATGCCTTTGATAATATCGAAGTTCTTTCTTCTGGAGAAAGAGATCCTGATGCTAAAGGTGTTGAAGGAATGTCTGCATCTAGAATGAGACTTGCTGCAGCAGAAGGAGATTTTAATAAGTTCAGAGAAGGACTTCCCTCCGACTTAAAGCGTTCTGAAGCAAAAGAACTTTTTGATGTTCTTCGTGGAGCAATGCAAGTTAAAGAGGGTTGGAATGTTTGGGAAATTGCTCCCAAGTTTGATTTTAGAACTCTCAGAGAAAAGTATATCAAGAAGAGTATTTTTAATCTTGGGGAAAAGGTTCAAAACCTCAATACAGGTTTAGTTGGTGAGATTTCTCGTCGTGGAACTAACTATCTGATCTGTGTTACTGAATCTGGTCAAATGTTCAAATCTTGGATTAGAGATTTGGTAGAATATAAGGAACAAAAAGTAACTGAAATATCTGGAGTTCCTGCTGACCAGAGACTTGTCGGCACTGATGCCCATAGAAAATACGTTGAAACAATGGTCCCTGGACATGACTGGGGAAAACAATTCATAAATAAGTATAGAAAAAAGTAAGTAGTATTGAGAACTTCAATGACGAAACATATTGCTGAGGAGCTTCCTACTAGAAAACACGCACCTGCTGCTGCTCCTGCTGCCAAAGGTGGTGAAGGTGAAAAGGGTGAAGGAAAAGACCCTGAAAAGAAAGTACGCCAAGCGGTCTATGATATCCGCTATCGTGCGAGAAGAGAAGATGTTCCTCTGAGAACTGCTTTTTCTCAGTATATGTCAAACAGCAATCTCAGTGCTAATGAGAGAACTGCTGTTAAGGCAAAGTTGTTTGGCGATGGTCCTATGAAAGAGGCAAAGGATCTTGCTGCTGATAGCGTCGCTAACGCTATGATGAGAGTTTTTGTCAGCGAAGAAGAGCAGGCAGGAAAAGATAAGAAGATGAAAGTAAGAGTCGAAGATAAGAATGGTAAGTCTTATGTTCGCTATGCTGATCGTGCAAAGATCACCGAACTTCGCGCAAATCCAAATATTCGTTCAGTAGAAATTACTTCATACGGCGAACCATATGAGGGTGAGCGTAAGAAAGGAGAAAGAACCGCTGCTGCAAAAGCAGGTAAGGATTATGATGGAGATGGTAAAGTAGAATCTCCTTCTAAGGAACATGCTGGTGCAGTTCATAATGCTATTCAGCGTAAGAAGGGTGGAAAACCTGATGGGCAGGATACTAGAAAAGATACTAATGAAGAGTTCATTGCTGATGCAGTTGCAGAAGCAACAGAAAAGAAACTAGATATTCTTCCAAAGGATCAAGTCAACGCTGTCAAGGTTCATGGTAAGAAGGGTTCTAACGGCGTTCAAGAATCGAAAGAGGTTATGAAGAGCGTTGTTGATCGCTTCAGAGATAAAATGAAGGAGCGTGAGGAGCAGGGTAAGGAAGCAGAAGAGTTTTCAAAATCATTATGCCCAGACTGTGGTAAGTTCCCTTGCGAATGTGATGACAGAGCAAGAAAGACTTCGATGGATCTCTACAAGAATAAGTTGAGAGCAAGAGGTCTTAAGATGTCCTTCGAACCAGAAGGAGATAGTGTTGATGAAGCAACCTATCCTTCAGACTTTAAAAATCCTGATGGATCTACGAGATCTGTTGCTAGGAGAAAGTCTGGCAGACCACAACAGCATGATCAAGAAACAGATCGTTCTGGTCGCAGAAAGACTGTTGATGAGGAAACCGAAGATTCATTGAGAGATAAGCGCCAAGAGCGCGGTGGTGTTGATGGAAACACCAGATATGATCGCGACCCTAAGGCACCTAACACTAAAAAGTTTGGTTCTGGTAAGACTGCTTTACAGAAAGAAATGGAGAAGAAGCATGGTAAAGGTGCTTCTGCAATGGATATTGTTAAAGCAGAAATGGAGAAAAAGTATGGTAAAGGTGCAGTTATGAGTCCTAAGAAAAA